TGATGATTCACCAATTGAAGAACTTTCATTAATTTGACTGTTAGTTGTTTGAGTACTTAATGCGGGATCAGGTAATCCGAAATATGAATATAATGCAGATCTTATAGGACTCGTAGTTGAATTACTAGTAGGAGCATTTATTGAACTTGAAGATCCTTCAGTTGAATTATTATTTACATTAGTAGAACTAGAAGCATTTAATGATTCTTGGTTGTTTATTGTTGATTTATTTGATTCAACTCTCTCAGTATCGTTCGATACGCTAGAATTATCAATGTCAGTATTTTCATTAACACTCGGATTTATGCTAGATATCTCCTCAGTATTATTAATATTTGTATTTTCGGTTGTGTTTGAATTATTGATATTAGAATTAACTGGATTCATGTCTACTCCAGCAACACTAAATCCTCCTTGATCATTTTCAACTAGATCATAAAATTTATTATCATCACTTGTTACGTTAGTAGGATCAGATTCAGCTTCATACCCTAAATCTTCTAGTTCTAATGTTTTTGATTGTACTGTCGAGGTATCAGTTGATTCAACTTCTTCTACATCATCTGTTGAATTAATTGCATTATTAATTACTTCACCTTTAGGTGTAGCTTCTTCAGTATCATCATTTAAAACATCCGGATATTCTGGAGTTTCTTCAGGTAAATCAATATCATTAATTGAAGGTTGAACTTCTACATCTTCACTCAACTCTTGTTGATCTACAAAACGAGAATATGCTGCATGCATTTCAGGAGAAGATAATATTCCTTTAGGATAACCATGAGTTATGTCTTCATCTATTCCGTACATGTAATCGTTGAATTGCTCAGGATCAGTTGAAAGAGTATCTAATGCTGTCTTTCTTGAAGCAGGAGTAACATCTGCTAAACTATTGACGATTACTTTAGATAAATGAGTAGCAAACATTAATGATGTTTTCTCTTTTATCTTGATTTTATCGGCAACATTTTGCTTAGCTCTCTCAGCTTTTGAAATTATATTCTTTAATGTAAATAGTCGACGTATTCCTTTTTCGAAATCGTCATCACCATTCATCCAACCTGGAGCATGTATTCTCCAGTTATCATTGTTAATATTACTATTCTCTAAATATACTGAATCGAAGTTATCTCGTATACCTAATTCAGTAGCGATATTTGCTAATGTAGGTCTAAGTTCTTCCCATTCGGCAAGGTCCGCTTCCTTTTTAATAAGGCGTTCCTGTGCTTTCGCGATATCAATATCCGATTTAGATTGCCATAGTTCTTCTAATGCTTCTGAAATAACGCTCAATTGAATGAATTTTTTATTATTTATTTAAGTTTTAGATGAGAAGGCAAGCTAACTTCAAGCGGTCTAGCTCCTTGAGTATCTTTACTCACCTCATTAACGTTAACTATGTCAGAATTCTCTTTATTAATATCGGCGTTAACGATGTTAAGATACAGAGAATATTCTAAGTATGGTAAATTATAAATTGTATCTAAGCTTTGTTCAAGCTTCAACGACAAGCGGAGACTAAGCTCCAATAAATTCAAAAAATCCAGCTGAAATAATGAAAATATCTTTTGTAGTGAAGCTTCCTCCCAAAAAAATATGGTCCTCCAGTCTACTTTTACATTTTTCACATACTCCTGTTGCTTTATTCAAAGATTCTTTCTTAATCATCTCTACGAATTTATGCACGGCTATGAATTTGTCCCTTGACCAATCATTAAAACTCATAATAAGAGAATTAATTGTCTCAGCGTTAAGGCTTCTCCAATCGTTAAATAGATATGGAATAACTTCATAAAAAGCATCATCTACAGTTTTACCTTTAGCTTGTTGCTCTTTCTTATGTTTTCTGAATGCATTTACAGTTCCACTGTTTGGAAGATAGAATTTAAATCTTTCTCCTAATTTATTTGCATGTTCAGGAATTACGAATGCTCGTTCAATAGGATCGTACCAATTTAAAATTTCTGCTGGTGTACTATATCCTATTAAGTTTTTACTCGATACTTGAAGTCTATTTACTTTTTGACATGATGTCGTTTTACACTTAATGTTAGCCATTAACTTATTTTCTTGATTTGGAAAAGTAAGTTCATATATTCTAAACAATAAGTGATATTTATCTACGTCGGAATAATCATTGAAATTATAACGACCTCCTTTTAAGGATTTAAATTTTGCACATTTATTAAGTACGAAGTTTATTTTAGATCTTACGTCAATAGGATCTAATTCATCCATAGTAGACCAGTGTTTAATTTCACTAGTTTTTGCTGATCTAAGAAGAATCTCAGAATCATCTGGATAAAACATTCCCTCTGAAGGTAATAGATTTAAACTTAATAATTTCCAAGGTGATTCCTCTGCGGCAGATAATTGGTCATTCTGGTAACTTGAAACAGTTCCTAATGATTCTACCGGACTTTGTCTATCAACAACTACGGTTTCTTCGACAGGTTTATTTACGCCATGTTCTGCATCTAATTTATCTAGATGAGATAACGCGTCATTTTCGTCAACATCGTTCATTATGTGTTGGTTTTTTTATCTTATATTGAGAAAGCCTGAACGGTTTCAATAATTAAGAATTAATAAATTGCGAGAATGTCATCGCTAAGTTTTTAGCTTCAACTATACGTTCCATAGTGTCTACGTATATTTCAGTCTTTTCTAATGTTTCGGGATCTTGTACAAATGCCGTGATTTTATGATTACGACGATCTACATTAATCTTTTCTAATTTACCAACAACTATACGACCATCTTCTGAATCGATGAATGAGTTGATAATTTTACCTCTAATACGATCTCCTAACTTAAAGAAATGTTTGATAATATTTACTTGAGAATCAAATTCACTAATTCCAGCCTCACCATTTACTGACATATCACTTAATGGTAATAATTTAATAGAAATACCTGGAGTAAACTGGCTCCTTCCTGTTGTAAAATTGAAGTCACCCTGTTTTCCATAGAAAGGAAGTCCTCTCATGTTATCTCTATTTTGAAAAGCAGTTACTGATCCTGATCCTTCGTTAATTTTAGACATTTACAAATGTAGATCTTTTTCTGTGTCCGAAGATTGCATATGATCCTGGAGCTGCAACAGTTGTTCCGGCAGCATCAGTCCATTCGAACTTATGTAATAATACTTCGACGTTAGGATTTAAAATCAAATAATCAGTAGGGTAAACTACTGCGTTAGTATCATCATTATCCCATCCCCATATTTTAATAAAAGATGAAGCGGGAACCGTTACGAATTCCATTCTAAATATAGGACCATTTGAGTTTCCAATCTTATCAGCGGCAGTTGTTCCTCCAATTTGATCGTATCCCAAGGTCGTCTTTTGACCTGGAGCTAATATTCTTCTATCAGTACTTACAAATTGTAATTGATATGTACGCTCAGGAGCTACAATCGATGCATGCTCTAAGTTGATAATTTCTGTTCCACTATTCATCATAATTCTGTTATATTATTTGTTCTGGCGTTACACCGTATAAAATTAATCCTTTTACGTCAACTTTAAACATTGAGCTTGGACTTGTTATCTTTATTCTATTTATTAAATCCAATGGGTCATTTGATCTAGGATTAGTAAAGTGTGCGTAGAAATTATATAATGGCATATCTACAAATACTCCTGATGCTACTGTTTCAACAGAAATAATTACTTTCTTATCTGAAATAGCAATCTCATCTCCATTAATATCATCCTTTGGATATGTAATTTGAAGCATAATACCTCTTACGTAATTAGTTTCAGCAGTTAATTCAGTTAATGGAAGAACTGTTTCGTTATCAAAAAGAGTAAGATCTCCAGTTAATTGAATATTTAAACTTACACAAGTATGACCATCAGTAGGAAATGCAAAATCTCCCATGCAGAATTGCCCGGTAGTTTTATCTGCTTCTACTATTTTGAAACATTTATCATCGAATAATTGTAATGTAGGTTGAATTACTCCAGAGTTACATATATTGCTAAGTTGTGGTATCATTATTGTTCATTATTTTCTTTTTCTATTCTTCTTGCATCTTGACGTCTAGCTTCTTGTCTACTTGCTTCTAATCTTCTTGCATCTTTAGGGTTCAATGGAACTTTTACTCCAGTGTCCTTTGTGATATTAGTATCAGCATCCTTTGTAACTAATCTATCAAGCTTGTCGTCATATTCTTTTAATCTTTCAAGTCTATCATCAACTGCCTCTTCTATAATTTCTACAGGAGCATCTTCAATAGTTACTTCAGGAATAGGTTCTTCTACAAAATCTTCTAACGATGCTTCTTCACCAATGTTTTCAACTTCTGGAGCGATGACCTCGTCTTCAGGTTCGGTAGGATGGCTCTCGTCATACTCAATATAGAAATGTAAAGCGGTTAATGACATAATAGGAAGAGTTCCACCCTGTATCATTGCCAATAGTCTTTTATGATCAATCAATGTCCAATCTTCAGTTAAAGGTTGAATTAATTCCATCCACGATACGAACATAGGTTTTGCTGCATCAATAAATTGATATTCAAAGAATACATTTCCTATCACTTGAATTAAAGTAACAACAATGAAAAGGAACCAAATTGCTTTCTTTCCAATATTTAAAGTTGATGCAGATACAGAAGCTAGTGCGAAAATCTCAATTGCTATTGACAAGTAAATTGCCCAAGCGTATGGATTTCCTAAACTATACCAAGTTACAACATGGCTTATACTCATAATTACCACCAATAAAATTGGTAGTAAAAATGAATTTCTAATTAATGAAGATTTATTACGAATAAACCAATTAGTCATTTGCTTCTATCTTATTTTTAATCTGAGATAGACTCGTTTTACCTTTATCTAAATCATCTTCATAGATCAAGTAATTCAACATTACTTTCTCCATTATATTTTCTACTTCTAATCCATCTACCGTCTTATTTTCTAAAGATATGATTACTTTTTGAAGTGAATCTACTTTATGAGAGACTGAAATGTTATGCTCGTTTATGATCTTATTAGTTGCACCGATCTTTTTCGAAGTACATCCTTTTCCTAAGAATAATCCAAAGAATAAGATTGCTAAAATCTGCCAAGCGTGAGTTTTAATTGTTTCTATAAATTTCATATTGTATCTTTTTATTATTTATCTTCAAATAAACCTATTTATTAAGTAGGTTATTCCAGTAAATAGTGCTCCTAGTGCCACTACGCTGTATATAATGTCATAAACTAAACGTCTTCCGTTGTATTTATTGACTGCGAATGATATTTCAACAATGTATCCATAAAATTCCTCATTGTATACTCTATCATATTCTGCTTTGATTGAATCTAATATTCCTTCGTTCTGTAAGAACTCGGTATATTTCCGTATTTTCTCTGAAACGAACTTTAATTCAACAGATTCCTGTGCATCATCTGCATATAAAAGTAGGTCTGGATTTAGATCTACTCCAACATACAATTTGTTCTTAGTCAAAGTGATTCCAAGAGCTGTAAGTTTTCCTTCGTCGCGGAGTTCTATAAGAATATCAGCAAATTTCCTTGACTGAATTTTCTCAATAACCATCCCTTGAATAGATTCAAATATATTCTTAGGATTTAAATAGTCTAGTATTTTCATATTTCAAAAATGTGATTTAATGATTCTTTGAAGTTCGGGTGTTCTTCTAAAATCTTCGATTTAAGATCTAATCTTATTTTCCTAAGTTTAGTCTTAACCGTGTTTTCATTGATATCATACCTAGTTGCGATAGATTTAACTTTATCTCGTTTAAGCATTTTGTCAATTGCAATATTTTTAAGCAACGTATCAGGAATCCCGTTAATTTCCGATACAGTTATATCATATAATGATTGAAAGTCCTCCTCAACATTACTGAAATCATCCGTCTCTTGTGAATGAGAGACAGGATCTGCACTATCTTCTATACTGACACATTTAGTTTTCGATTTAACATGTAAGTAAAAAAGTGTTTCATTTCTTGCTATTGTGTAAATCCATGTTGTAAATCTTCCACGTTCGAAATCAAATTTAGACACATTTTTGAAAATCTTCTTTAGTGTCCATTGTAATGCCTCATCAGTATCAATATTATTCTTACAATACTTCCAGATATGATATCGGAGTTTAGGGTAGATTAATTCGGCTAATTCGTTTTTCTCTCTTTCTGTAATACTGTCGTCGGTAAATTTAATTGCAATTTCTTGAATACGCTTGTTCGCGATTCGGTTCTTAACTTCAAAGCCCATATATTTAGATTGTTTTTGTATTATGCAAAGCATTCTTCTTCCGACTAGATAGGCTAGATGTTGCACATAGATATGATAATCGATGTGGATTTTGGGGTTTAGGCTACTGGTTAGGTGTCTGGCGGTTTTGCATAATCTAGGTAATTATACTATATTTGTGTTACTTATTAAAAAAATTATTTCTAAGCGATCGCATATGATCAAGAGTGTCTATATTAAAGACGTCTTTTGAAATATCCTTACGCTTATTTGTATTCTGTTGATTTGCGCCGTTCATCCGACGTATTTCATCAAAATCCCATCCTGATTTCTTGTCATTTGTATGTGTATTAAATATTTTCTCTGTTAACTCTTTTCTATATCCAGAAGGAGTTCTTTCGAACGTCTCTACTGCAATGTCCCAGAACTGGCTTGATTCAAATACTGCGCTTGTATTAACACAAGTCATAGCTAAATCATCATTTCCATTCTGTCCTCTATATACTCCACCCTTAGATCTTCCAAACGACATTAACTCGTCAATTGTTACTGAATCATTAGGGATAATTCTATTTATAGTTATCATATACTTAAATTTCTCACAATATTTAATCTTATTTCCTGGTCCTAATTTTAATCCAGGCTTGAATGACTTAGCCGATTGAGTATGTTTAGTTGAAACAATTTGACCTGACCAGTAATTATTATTTGCTTTGAATCTATCATGGATAATATCTCCCTTATGATTAAGTTCAATCACCAGTCTAGTTTGATCAGTGTTAAATATGTCATATATGATATGCTCACATGCCGTAGCGAATTGATCTATATCCAACTCATTAGATCTTAAGTAACCTATTTGAACTAACGAGATTGCATCCAATTCACTCTTAACTAAGTGTCTCTTTTTAATAAGTTCTCTAACTGGAAGTGCTACTACTTTATATATGTTTAGAATAGAGTAATCGCCACCAACACCATCCGCAGTATCAATACTGAAGACATAGTTCGTTTGATCACTTCTAAAATCATCTTGAGTTTTAAATGCATAGTTCTTATGGAAATTTAAACAATCTCCGATATATGCTAAGTCTTCGTCAAATTGCATGCTAGTTAATTCGTAATCTGATTTTATAACATCCAATCTCTTTAAATCTTTTGAGTATTACTTAAC